GATAGCCTTCGCTGCTTTAGTAGTACCCTCTGCAATCTTTTTAGCAGAGTCATCTACACCCGTAAGGACATCTACCATCTCCGTACCTGCTGCCTTAACACTATCTAAAGCACCCTTAAAGTCTCCTGTAAAGAATTTAGCCATTGCATCTCCTACAAACCCCAATACCTCAAGCATTGATTGGAAGCGTTCAATGATATTATCCGCGATGGCAGTACCTAACGACTTAACCGCATCTAATGGATTGTTAAAGATGCTTGTAAAGAAGTCTACAAAACCACCAATGTTAGCACTAATGAATTTAGCAAAGTCACTAAAGGCTACCTGCAAGGTGTTAAATGTGGTATTGAAGAAGTCTACTGTCTTCTGGTTGTTGTCAAACAACTCCTTTAGAATACCCATTGCTTGGAGAAGGATACCAATACCTGCGGCTTTAATAGCTACCCCTAAACCCTTGAATCCCGTACCAAGTCCCTTGATGCCCTTTTGGCTATCTTCAGCACTCTTACCAATGTCTTTTGTAGTATCGGCAATGTCGTTAATGCTCTCCGCAGTCTTGTCTGCTTGTTTTTGGGAATCCTTTAACGCCTCAATGAGTTCGTCTAACTTCTTCTCAAGACCAGAAAGGTCAGCCCCAATAACTATGTTCTTCTCTATTGCCATTTGCCTAATGCTTCTATGAGAGTACGAGGGTATTGGTACTTGCCTTTGGCAGTCCTTACATCCTCATCTCTTTCGTTAGTCTCCTTGAGAGCCTTTATAAGATAACCTAACTTACTATACATCGTTGAGTAGTTCTAATTGAGCCTCACCCGTTGTTAGGTTCAGCTTCATTTGATTTATGATGTAGTTTCTTTCACCTATCGTCAACTTGTCGTTGATCTTAAGAGCCAACATCAAGCCTAAAGGCAACTGTCCACTATATTGGAATACTCGTCTCTTTCTATCGTACAAGTCTGTAATGTAGTCTTTCCAATAGGTATTGTATAATCCTGTAGAGAACCCCTGCAATAAGTAAGGGTCTACCTCTGTACCGAAGTTTAGAGTCTTGGTTACTGTCTCCGCAGTACCATTGTTTACATTACTCACCAAGTGGAAGTCGGTCTTGCTTGTTTCTAATGGACTCCCCGTCATCTTAATGTAAGCGTAGGGGCTTGTGCCTCGTATCTGCCCTGCAACATAGAAGATAAGTGGTGATCCAATATAAGGCTCAATCTCTCTGGTGATACTCTTACCTACATTGATAGTAGTTATTCCGTTGTTTAAATCGTCTAATCTTTCAAAGAGCATATGGTCAAAGCCAACCTCAACCTCAAACTCCTCGCCATCAAATGCGAAGTCGGCTCGTAAATCGCCATAGCCAATGTCATTCTGCAATCTATACTCCTCACCTAATACCGCTTCGGTTTCATTGTAGCTAAAAGAGATTCTACGATAGAGCGATGGTTTACCGATAGTGACCTCTTCCGTATCAATGTACTCCGTAACTTCTCTTGTACTTCCTTCTGCATACCAATCGTCTAAAGGTTCAATGTCGTATTTGCCGTTTCCTGTGGGTACTATAACCAAGTTGAAAGCCCTTACAAGGCTTCCTATGAAATCACTTATCTTCTGCTCTGGCATTTGGTCGGATATAGTTACTATACCTGCGGTGGTCGTTGCCAACGGAGTAGCAGTAGCAGCTAATATAGTTGTTCCTGCTGCATCCGCATACCAATTAGCAACCATACCAACAGTTACCGCTACACCATCACCCGATGGAGCTAAACGCATATCTACATAATCACCAACCGAAAGAGTTGGTAAGAAAACAAAAACATTGGTTGCAGAGCCTGTATGTTTTTTAGAGCTAAATAGTTCATCGTTAATAAACACATCTACTCTATAATTAGTAGAGGCAGTTGCTGAAGGACTGTACGATATTAAAGCAGGATTTGCGGTGGAGGTTACAGGAAATCTATGCAGCGTAGAGTCAAATGTAGCGTCTCCAGAGACTAATTCTATAAGCTCTGAAGGCCCTCCATATGCTTGGCCTTTGAACATATACCCTGCTCTCCTATGACACCACATAAATAGCTTACCAAAGTCAGCAGAGTCAAAGAAGTTACTTTGAAACTCTATTCCGTACTTCGTCTCTATCGCATCTACAATCTTCTGCAACTTAACCGCAGGTTTCAAATCATAGTAGAACACTCCGTGTTCAGGGTGTCCATTGTGATACCATATATTTTCTGGTGTGTTATCACTACTCGTAGAGTCGTAGAACCAATTCCTTACAGGTGAGATAAGGGGATAGATAATGCTGCTGTCCGTACCACTTATAAAACTATTTAGACCTGCTTCAATGTTCGTGTCGTTGTAGGTGTGATCCAATGCCGATAGGTCAAGGTCGTTAAGCTGGTCTTCACCAAACTTATCCTTCAAAGAAGTGACATTACTATAGAACCCTACATTGTAAGACGAAGGCTCTCCCTTCTTCATTTGCACACCTTCTAACTCAAGTACCCCTGCTCTAAACAAGTTACCATTCACCTCTATGAATGCATCAGTACGCAAGTTAGATATATACCCACCATCAATATCTACATTGTAGTAGTGCTTGAAGATTTTGTTATTTACTTTAGATGCAGGTATAGAAAAGCTATTGGTGAAGTCACCAAAGACTTTAGAGATGTCCTTAATGTTCTGGACACTCAAGTTCATCTCTATGTTCTCATCCTTAAATAGGTCAGCTCTTTGACCATCTATGTAAAGGTCTACTTTATACATACCTTGTATCAAATGCTTCTTCTACCTCTATCGTGTAGTTGATAGTCTTATCATTAACAGACTTCTGTAGGGTCATAGAGTTGCTTACAACAGTTACAGGTGAGCCGTTGAGCATTACCCTCTCGCTCATCATTAAGTCTTTTATAGCCTCCTTGTATTCCTCTACTACAAATCCTGTGTTTAATGTAGTTCGTGTCTTTCCATTGGTGTTGTACTGCTTGTACAACTCATCAGTAGTAGAGTAACTATACCCACTTGTTGAAGATGTACCTATAGACCTTCTGTACTGCTCACTACTTACATTAAAGTTATCTTGACTCGCTTTAAAGAAGTAGATAGAATCCCATACCCCATATCGGTTAATGTAGCGAATGGTATTCACCGAATACTTTGGCTCACACTCTGGGTAGATGTCAATGCTATCTAAAACCGCTTCAGTAGAATCAAGCAATTGAATGCTATAGTAGTTAGAATATAATAATGGTTCACCAACGGAGTCCAACCATTCAGTAACATTAGTAACACCACAAGGGAAGGTCAGCACTCGCTGCTCCGCTTGAGTATTGCCAAGTAATGAAGTGATGTTGAAGTCTACATCGTATTGACCATCTCCAATAACCCTTACAAAGGTGAGGTCATCATAAGTACCTCCGTACTCACCTATGTAAGCAGCTACAATCTCATTACCTGCGTTGCCTACATACTTGCGTGTAGTCGTGTGTAAGAATCCTGTAGAATGCTGCTTATTCGCTCCCTCAACAAAAGTATGGTAGCCATTAGAAGCCTCAAAGATGTCGCTGCTTCCCGTGTCATTTGAGATTGTCGGAGGGTCAGCCTTATTGTAGTAGCTAACATCGTAGTCTACTTGTACCCATACGATACTATCGTTAGGTACATTTCCTGTAGCTACTATATCAAAGCCACTATAATCATTGTCAATATACTCCGCTACTAAAGGTGCAATGTCAAAAGATACATCTTGACCTGCAAACACATCTCTAAACAAAGTGTATTGAGCAGAGGCAGGTCTACTACCTCTTGCCCCACTCCATATGTATACCTCAAGGGTAATGTCCGTTATATAAGTTGCATTAGCAGAGTAACCTGCCGTGATATATATAGGGCTTCTTGCCCCCACTAAACTTGTTGGTGTTATTACACTCATCGCTTGGTAAATTTCAAAAATTCATCTACATCCATAGAGACTGCTTTAAGTACCTCTTCAGGTAGCTTCGCAAATTCCATTCTAAATGGTGCTTGGAAGAACTCACTCTTGGGAATCCCTCGTTGCTTTATACTTCTGCTTATTAAGAAGGCTGCTCTATTGTATTCTTTCTCTTTTTGTTTAGCATCCATTCCTTGTAGGCTCTTGAAGCTATTGGTCTTTAAGTCTCTTAACTTGACTTTCTTTTGAGCCATCCAAGTTCTTATAGAACCCTTTGGAGGTTGCTTACCATCAAAACCAAACCTACTTCCGTTAGGCACTTTGTACTTTGTACCGCTAACCCCCTCATCAATGTACTTACCATAGTCCTCCATAGTGAAAGACATAAGTAAGTGTACTCCTGTTGTTAAATCGTAATCTAAACTGTCCTTTAGCTTTCCAGAGGATACTTGTCTTCGTCTCTTTTTCTTACCATCGTTATAAGTAATAGTACGAGTAGCACCAAGATTAAGTCTCGCTGCTTTGATTACCCTCTCGGCAAACTGCCGAAGCACCATCTCTGTATTTCTACTTACTACGGACAAGTGGTAATTGTATTAGGTATGTCTATACTCAAGGTTAGATTCCAACCTACCAATAGATTCTCAAATCTATCCTCAAAAGGTTCACAACTTGGAGTACCATTAAGTTGGTACTTATCCTTCATTAGGTTTGCTCTCTTCAAGCTGCTGACTAAATCGTTAGCTACCAGAAGTTGAGTGTTTAGAATGTCGTGTCTGTTATCTACCCCATAGAAGATGTTGTCCTCATTTCTTGGATCGTCCTTACTCACATCAGCCACATCCATAAACAAGATGCTCATTGAGTAGGTAATGCCCACATCATTGAAGGTCACATTGTTTATCATAATATGTGACAAGGGGAATATAGTCTGCTTGTTGAGGTCTACATCAAAGATGTCTCCCTCTGTAACGGTGTTCACCTGCTTATTAGCAATAAGGTGTTCTCGTATCTTTGTAGTTATATCGTAGAAGCTCATAGTAAGTTAACCTCTATGAGTCAAAGGTGTTTAAGATAGCTTCATCATTCTACGCTCTACATCACTCTTCTCTTTATCGTACACCAACTTGGTTAGGCATTGCCTCAAGGGCAAGTTAGTTATAGAATCATATCTTGCTACATCACCTGCCGCTAAATGGTCTACGCTACCGTACCATCCCCACTTCCTTGAAAAGTTAGCGGAGGCTGAAAGGTCGGTGTCTCCCCCTCCTGTGAAGAGGTCGGGGTACTCTTCAATAACTTGTTGCTTAAACGATAAAAAAAAAGCGTTGCACCTAATGCAACATCTAAAGGAAAGTCCGAATATCCATCCGTACCATTGTAAGGTTCTACCTCGTAGAAGTCTCCCTTCTGCTTTGTGATGGGTCTATACAACACCCCAATAGTTTTATGTAGGCTCTGCATATCGGCAAGGTAAGCATCCAAGTCTATGTACTCCCCAAAGCTCATCTCCTCCAGATTAGGAATGAACCCATACTCTCTGCCTCTAAAGGTCAGTCTTCTTGTGAGTGGGTGCTTGGCACTTATCATAGTGAAGATGTCGCTACCTATCTCCATTATATCGTCTGCCTTCATAGCATAGGCTACCTTGAGAGGTATGTTAGCAAATATCTCTAATGCCTTTAGCATTGTGAAGGTTTCATCTCCTTCAACCTTGAGGAACTTTTGGTACTGCTCAATAGTCAGTTCCCTTGCACTCTCTGGTAACTTAATAGTGACCTCCTTACCTAACTGCGTATGTGCCATATGTCTTGTTCTTCTTTCTATTGTAGTTGCACAATGCCAAGCTCATCACCGTGTCATCGTGTAATCCTGTAGGGTGTCCGTATCTAATGCTTCGGGTCTTTGGGCTATACTCGTATGTGAAGTAGCTTAACTCGTTGTATAAGGGACTGAATAATTCTTTTGATGGTATGTGTACACTCACCTCGTTAAAGTCCAATATAAGCCCCTCTATGATTTCGTTCTTGCTTTTGTTCGTAGTGACGAATGGATGGGTATTGGCATACTGACTCTTTATCTGCTCAAAGATAGGGTCACCTACACCATTCACCTCAACCATCAAAGAGGCATTGTACTGCCGCACCCTCTTCACTACCTCTGCAATCATTACTGACCATTGGTTCTTATTCTCTCTATAGATCTCTACAATCCTACCTTTAGAATCCATTAAGGTGAGGACGGTGTAGTCCTCTTGCTTACCTATATCCAATCCTGCGAATACCTTGCCTTGTGGTTTAGGGTATGCAGGGAATGTACACTCGTCTATGTTAGCGAAGACCTCACCACCACCATCTATGAACTCTGCTAAATACTCTTGCTTGAAGATAAGCTCTGGTACTGTTCTCTTGGCATCGTCTATCTCTTCTACCGATATAAACGGAGTGTCGTAAGAACTGCCCTTATAAGATTTGTAGTTGGGGTAGTCATCACTCTGCCCATATTGGAATAGTTCATAGAACCAATTCTTCCCTTTCGGTGTAGAGATGAAGAGAACCTTCTTACCTCTTACAAGTAGGGTTGGCTTGATCGCTTCACTCCAAGCATCGTCTTTAATGAATGCTGCCTCATCTATGATGGCGTAGTCTAATGTCATACCCCTTATGTTGTCATATCTTTCAGCACTCCTAAAGTAAATGGTAGAACCATTCTTGAGTTCCAACTCCGAAGAGGAGTAGTTGTTAGACTTGACAATACCAGAAGCTGCGATTGCAGACATCAGTTCCTTCTGTACTTTGTTTGCTTGTGAGTATACAGGGGACACCCATAGTATCTTACAAGGGCTATCGTTGAAGCCCCAATACAATGCAAGGTTCATACCCATCATAGACTTACCGAACTGTCTGCCTATAGATGCGATGTGATACTTCTCCTTACCACCTACTATAGATCGTAAGAGTTCTGCTTGAACCTTGTGAGGGTTGAACCCTGTTACTGTCATTCGTCTCTTTCGTTGATTGGTGTACCAAACTCAAACTTAATGTTCTTGAATAGGTCTGCACCATCTGCTCCTGTAACCTCTTGCCTTGCGAGTTTAGGAATCATATACTCACTTAACTTGAGCATAAGTTCCATAGCCTTCTCTGGGTTCTCTGCTGCTACTTGTGTAAGCCACTCTGTCATATTAGTGAGGTTGTCCTCTACTAACTTTTGGTAGGCTTCTCTAATCTCTGCGGTAGTTTTGTTAGGTTTACCTTTAGGTCTTCCCTTCGGATTGGTAACCTCTCCTTTCTTGAATCCCATTATAAATCGTTATAGTTTATAAAGTTAACCACCTATATCAAAGATTGTTAATTGAGACTTGTGGATGTCAAGTCTTTCAACTGCGTTGTTGTAGTATTCTTCATCTATCTCCCAACCATCTAAATCAAACTTACGATTGTGACAAGCGAGAGCAATAGAGCCAGAACCTAAATGAGTATCAAGTATCTTATCTCCTTCTTTAGCGTAGTTGTCCAATAGCCACTCGTAGAGCTTGACGGGTTTTTGGGTGGGATGGATTTTATTTGTATGGTTGTGTTTCATAATAGAATAAGTAAACACTTTAGCTGGTTTTTTTAAACCCATACTTACCCAAGCATATTCAGCACTTGCAAAGTTAGGTACTGGCTGCTGCTTATTCCATATACAAAAGTATTCCGAAGGGGGCATCTCAAAGTTATTAGCTCCCCAAACTACTTGGTTTTTACTTACTCTAAATAATTCCTTCCAATAGTCTTGCGTTGGCTTCTTGTCCCAAGTTAATCCCTCCTCTTGCATTAGTTTACTACTCTTGAACCTTGTGCTTCCCATAGGTTTCTTAAATCGCTCAATTCCATAAGGCGGGTCTACAATAGCAAGGTCATAGGTATTGTCGGGCAGCTCTTTCATTGCCTCAAGGCAGTCTCCCAAGTGTAGGTTAATCATTTCTTTTCTTTTTAGCCTCTTCTCTAAATAGCTTCTTGATTGCTTGGGTGTTGGCTCTACGAGCTTGTCTGTTCTCTCGTGTTGGTGCATCAGGTAACTCTATGAAGTTCCTTACAAAGGCTTGTTCATCTCTTGAGAGTTGTCCTCGTAAATGAACTTGTACTAATAGTTCAAAGAGGTTGTTTAGGTTGTTTCTGTTGATGAGTACCGTAGCACTCTTTCCTTGTTCTTCCATGTTAAAAGTTGTGTTTGTAGTTCTCTTTCTCTATTTGATACTTCTCTAACTCAAATGCTCTAAAGCCGTTAATATGAGAATCAGTCGGAAAGAAATACTTCCACCCCTTACTCATACCTCTTGGTATATAATAAAAAAAACCAAGTCCTATCTTACCTGTGTTCTTTTTAAAACGAACTACTGCGGTATGGTCTGATGTAGGTATGATTTCATCTACAGAGAAGTCCTCTTGATTGTGATTACCTTCTCTATCCTTTCTTGAGAATCTTGCTGCTACAACATCAACAAACTCTTTTAACTCTATTACTATTTGTTTATTCATTACATTCTAATTAGTCGTAGTCTTCTTTGGTATTTACGAATGAGTAGAGCGTTGTTGGTGATCGTGTCTTGCAACTCTGTAGTCCAACCGAACCTACTTGCTTGTATAGAGAGATTGACATTGTCAATCATTAGCATCTCCAGAAACTTCTGTAGTTCTCTAATGTGTTTTCTTTTCCTAATCATTCTCTGTTCCGTTATCGGTTAGGTCTCTATTCATTAATTCTATGAGCGTGTCTTTCATTTCTTTTCTAATTTCTCAAGTGTTTCTTTTAAAATGACATTCCAAGCAAACTTATCCTTGTCAGCGTTCCATAAACGCTCATACATCTCAAGTAGTATCTCTCTCATTTCTCTTTGGTGTTAAAGGTTACTAATTTGCGCCTATTATTATTGGTGTGCGCCTATTTTTATATGCTTGAACTTTTCCCCGAAGATGGATAAACCCATCTTTATATGCTTAAACTCTTGTTAGTGGTGTAAATAAGCACCATTCAATCTGCTTATTGTAAGGTTATAGCCTTACAATGTGTCATTAAAAGTAAGGTTATAGCCTTGTTTGTATTATTTAAGGCTCATCGTTGTGAGGATTTGCGAATCATCGTGGGTCTATATCCTCTTGGGTTACGATAATCTCAATGCCTTCGTACTTGAGTTGTTGTAATGCCCTGCGGCAATCTCTGGCTTTCTCTATTGTGTCAAAGACTACATCAAATTTGTCCTTGACGAATACTCTAAACTTGTTCATAGTAATTTAAGGTGTATTTGGTTTAACATCTCTTTGTACTGTGGGTAGTCACCATACTTGATATGGCAAGGGCGGCAGACCGCCATAAGGTTCTCTATCACATCCTTGCTCTTACTACCCCCACTACCTCTATTCTCTATATGGTGGATGTCGTTGGCTCGTGTCCCACAAACCTCACAAGGAATGAAGTCATCTAACACATAGCCGAAGTAATCCATATATATCTTGGTGTGCTTTTTCAAAGCTCTCCTTGAATAGTGTAGTTGTTAATCATTTCCTGTATCTCTTCCAGAGGTCTGTTCTCAAAGAAGTCGTGGTATTGGTTCAAAGCGAACATTACCTTCTCCTCTCCCTTGTTAAAGAACTCCTCACTAACGGAGTAGACCCCTACATCACACGATAGCTTATCAATAACCAAGAACTTAAACTTGGTGTAGTCTACATTGAATAGACGGCAGTATAGATATACCTGTACATCGTAGGAGTATTTGTGTCTTGCGGAATACACAAAGTTGCGTAGGTCACTTGTAGTCTTGAGGTCAATGATAGTACCGTCTCTTTTTATGATGTCGGCTTTGCCTCTAAAGGGATATCCCTCTACATAGTCTACCGCAGGGATCTCAAACTGTGAGTCTCTTAATAGTTCTACGGCTTGATGGTTCTTGAAGAGGGCTTCAGTCATACGCTCTGCAAGTTTACGCTCCTTTGTGGTGTATAGAAGATGTGAGGGGTTCACCTCTTTCGCATCTTTCCACTTCTTGGTATTCTTACTCGCTACATCAACAAAGACCATCTCATCTATCTTGTGTGGCTCTAATACCATTGTGTGGATGAGTCTGCCATCTCGTAGAGCTTGGCTATTTACTTCCTCTCCATACTGCATTAGGTTGTAGTAGGTTCTTGGAGAGTCCAGAAGTTTCTTGAGGTTAGATGAACTGAATGCTACCTTACCGAGATAGCCATAGTAGAAGTCATCTTCAATAGCTTGTTGTACAAGCCAATCTTGACTGTGCTGCTCACCATTGAGCATTGTGATTTGTTTAGACATAGGTGTTATTTATTTATCGGGTTAATCCCATTGCTTGAATAAAGCGTTGACCCTTATCATAGTCAATGCCTTTTATAAGTCGGTAGATAAAAGAAGAGGCTCTCCTGATGCTATCCATCTCTGCCTTGCTTGTTTCCAAGCCCGTGTTAGCATACATCTGTGCATCTATGTGCAAGAGTTGGTCAATCGTCTCTTTGTCGCTTAACGCTTCCTCAAATACTATCTGCGCCTTGTAGATCGCTTCGGTGTGTGTCATCATTTCTGGTAGTCTATTTGTCGTGTAACTATTTCATCTTCGTCATCACATACGCAAGTCTCCTTCTCACATTCGTGGCAGCAGGAACAAGTCCAACTGTCATCACAATACTCAAAGCAGATGTCACATTGTGACGCTCGGTCTTCTTGGTACGAAGCCAACTCTCTATCCAAGTAGTACATTATATTCTCTCTATTAGTTCGTAGATAAACAAAAAGAATGCAATGCCTATTGAAGAGGCAATGAATAGAGTGCCTCCGTACAGAAGGTCTTGCTTTAGGGTGTAGGTCTTTTTAGACATAATAAGGTGTTTTAGTTTATGCTAATATAAACAAAATTCTTAACAACCTACATAGGGATTAAAATTTCTTGAAAGATTATGTCTTGCACATCCTCTATCCTCAAGTAGGTAAACACATCCTGCTTACCGAATCTTCCTATCCACTTGTACAAACCCTGTGAAGGTTTAACCCTATTCTTTCTTGTGACATTCTCTTGGGTAAACTTCTCACATAGTTCTATAGCCTTCAACCTCAACTTGTCCTTCTCCATCACATAGAATCTATCTGGGAATTGGAATGCGATGTACTCTGCTTTAGAATCTTTAGCACACCATCCGTGATAGCCCCACACATTAAGAAACTCCAGAAGAATAAATCCGTGCTTGTGCATCGGCTTCAGTCCCTTGACATCTACGAGCTTATCGCCCCAATAGAAATCTATGTGTTTCTTGTCATCTTCTAACTCGGACTTTACCGCTCCTGTAAGAACCTTAAACAAATCCTCACCATCTTTACCTATGGAGATGCAATGGTCAGTTCTTTGATCGGATTGCTGCAATCCTTTCTTGAGGTATTTGTTTAGGCTATCGGAACTCATTCAAGTCTGTGTCTTTTAGTTTCTTGTCCCCATCGTAGAATGAGAATCTATTATGGGTATACTTTACACGAAAGCCTCCGTAGTTGCCGCTAACATCAAACTTGTACTCGTCTGTGCCGTGTACAGTTGTAATACCTTCTGCCTCTTTGTACTCCTTCACCTTATGACCTTGAGTCCAAAGCCATACAAGAAGTAGCTTACTAACCTTCGTATTCTCCATATACCTTTCTCAAGTCCTCAATGTGTCTCTTCCATTCTTTAGGGTTACAGGTACAAGGAACATAATACTTGTGTTGGAATACCCTTGCGTGAATCCTTGAGAGGTCTTCGTGGTATCGTGGTCTTAACTCTCGTTCATTGAACTCTGCAAAGAACTCCTTGAGTAGATTGTACTCACTCTCCTCCAAACATAATGGTTGAGTCTTCTTTGGGAATAACTTATTGAGTTTCTCCTTACGAGCATCACACCCACAATCAATACCTGTGAGTTCAGCAAAGGTGTCTACTACTTTCTTGATCCCCGTAGCCTTTGTGATTTTTTCAATGTCATCTCCTAAACCTTTAGATGAGGTTGCTTTCGCCGTTCTGGAAGTCTTCGTAGTCTTCTTTAATTTCTTCTCGGACATAATTTTTAGTTTTATTTAGTGTGTCAAAAATACTGAAGAGGGAGATTTTCGTTTCTTTCTCAATGTCCCTCATACTCATATCGGTAGTGTGGTAGATTTCAAACATCTTCCTATCATACCAATGCAATTCATTTACCTTGTCCCATATCTTATCTATGAGCTTCTCAAAACCTCCTGCCGTCTCATAGTCAAAAGAATCTAACTCTGTATCGTACTCTACCATATCTCCAGAGAATACAAGTATCTCTTTTTTGTTTTGGTAGTTCCTAACCATATTACGCAGGGTCACCCATACAAACAACTTGTTGGGTTGGTCTTTGTACATAATCCTTTCAGGGTTTTCTATGTACTTGTGTAGGCGGATGTACATCTCTTGCACAATGTCTTCGGCATAGTCTCCTGCACCGAACTTGTGAGCCATCTTTATCCACTCCTTATGATTAGCGGCAAGTAGGTCTAATACGGTCATTCTTCCGTAGCCCAAGTGATTACAATAGCAAGAACCCCGAAGCACAACTGCAAGGAGTGGTACTTGGGGTTCTCATAATCGTCATTCATCTCGGAGTTCCAATAATTAACTCCTATAAGCAGCCCTGCGAGGGGGGCAATGTCAACTGCAAAGTTCATAGCGTTTAAGTAAGTCTTTGATTTCTTGCTCCTTAAGATACAACTTTTCACGAGTTGTTGACAATTCTTCTCGTGTTTTTTGCAACCGCTCCGTGAGCAAGGCATTCTGCTTGGTTAAGCCCCAATCAATTCCCTCTTCTTGAGAGCCTCGTAGCTTGTCCATTATAGCACAACATTGGTTGAAGAACCTCATATAGTTTCTGTCAAACTTTAGGTTCATCTCGTGTCCTTTGGTTGCGTGTATTACAACTGCGTGGTTCTTCTTAACTACTCTTGCGATCTCAAGGGTCGTGTACAAGTCTCTTGCAGCAACCATAAAAGCAAACCTTGCCATTACATTCCTTTGCTCTCTGGTCTTTGTAATCTTATGGTGGGTAGTATAGTTGTCGTATTCTTCCTGTAACTGTAGTACGGTTGCTCTCATTTTAGGTGTTCGTTAAGGTTATCAAATCGCTCTTCGTAAGCGTTTATCTTTCTCGTAAGGTTGCGGATGGTGAGCTTGAGGTCAGCGTTCTTTGCTTCTGCTGCCCATACCATCTGCTGCACATCTTCTACCATACCGATGGAGGCATCTATAGCAGAGTAGATACTAATGAGGTCAATGAAAATATCCATCTCATACTCATTGCTTGGGTCTTGAGGCTTTAGCGCATTGGCTATCTGCATCAAGTCTTGATTCTTTTGTCGTAACCAGAGCAGGGCAATGCTCTTACTTCCTCCTCTTACCCAACGGTAGTCTTCGTCTTTTAATTCGTCCATCTAAAAAGGCATTTTGGATTGTTCTTTCTCTTTCTTTCCTATAAGGTTCTCTCCGTGAATCTCAAAGCCTA